GGTTTAATTATTCACTTAAACGGATTTGAAAGCCAAGATCACGCCAATAGATTTTGTAAAAGACTTATGAAGAATAGCGGCATTCAATATAAATCAATTAAAGAATTATTTGATTTGCCAACCATTCACTAATAAGGAGGGAAAGATGGATATAAATATAATTATTCATGAAGCTAAACATTATTGGAGAGATCATAAAAAAGTAGTGATCGGTGTTGCAGCTTTAATAGTAATTTTGCTAATAATATAAAATGAGAGTACAGATCCCTTATACCCCAAGACCGCTACAAGCGGAGTTACATAAAAACTTGGATCAGTATAGGTTCGCTGTATTATCTTGTCATAGAAGATTTGGGAAAAGTGTAGCGATTATTAATCACTTAATAAGAGCTGCACTCACCCATAAACTTAAAAATCCTAGGTTTGCCTATATAGCACCAACTTACAAACAGGCTAAAAGCATAGCCTGGGATTATATGAAAATGTTTGCGGGTGGCATACCGGGAGTTAAGTTTCATGAAACAGAATTAAGATGCGATATGCCGAATGGCAGCCGTATCACTTTGTTATCTTCTGAACAGCCAGATAGTTTAAGGGGATTATTCCTTGACGGAGTTTGTATCGATGAGGTGGCTCAAGTAGATCCAAGATTATGGAATGAAATAATAAGACCCGCACTTTCCGATAGGAAGGGGTTTTGTTATTTCATAGGTACGCCAGCGGGTATGAGTAATATTTTTTATGATTTATACCAGCACGCTTTATCAGATGATAAGTGGTTAGCTTATACGGCTAAAGCCAGCGAGACTAAAATTATCGACCAGGAAGAACTCGATGCTGCCAAATCCCAAATGGGAGAGGCAAAATATAAACAAGAATTTGAGTGCGATTGGATTGCAAATATCGAAGGATCCGTATATGGAGATATTATTAAATCGCTTGAAGAAAAAAAACAATTATCGAGAATTGCTTATGACCCAAGTGCATTAGTTCATACCGCTTGGGATTTAGGTGTCGATGATAGTACGGCAATCGTTTTTTTTCAGCAAATTGGAAACCAGATTTTGGTTATAGATTTTTATGAAAATAACCGAGAAGGGTTGCCGCATTATATCCAGGTGGTGAAAGATAAGGATTATGTTTATGGAGATCATTTTGCACCCCACGATATTGAGGTTACAGAATTTTCCACAGGTAAGACCAGACGAGAGGTAGCTTACCAATTAGGAATAAGGTTTAAAATTTTACCTAAAATAAATTTAGAGGATGGGATCCATAATTTAAAAATGGTTTTACCTAAGTGTTGGTTTGATATAGAAAACACAAAACCATTAATAGATGCGTTAAGACACCATCATCGAAAATATAACGAGAAGATGAAAATGTTTAGTAATAAACCTGTAAAAGATTGGAGTTCTCATGCTTGCGATGCAATGAGATACCTAGCTTTAGGAATTACTGAATTACCAAAAAACAAAGTGGCGGCTCAAAAATTAGCTGTCAATGATTATACAATACACGGAGAATAATATGGGTTTTTTAAAACCAACAATACCAGCGATGCCAGCCATTCCAGAAGTTAAACCTTTACCAGCTGCACCGAGTTATGAAGATACGGATAGAGCAGCTGCGGCAAAAGCAAAAACAGACAAAATTAGAGCTAGTCGAATAGGAAGATCTGCAACTATTTTAACCTCTGCTAAAGGTTTAGAGGATGACGAATATTCAACAAAGAAAACTTTATTAGGAGGATAGTATGGGAGGAGTAGCAAGAGTAATTAGTCCACCAAAACCACCCGCACCGCCAGCACCCGTTTATACGCCAGCTCCAACCAAAGCTGAGGTATCACAAGCAACATCAACAGATGCAAGTGGAATGCTTAGAGGTAAAGGGAGATCAAGCACAATTTTAACAGGTGCAAAAGGTTTAGGCGACAACGCATTAACAACAACGAAGAAATCATTACTGGGAGGATAGATGGCTATAGAACCAAAAGCAAAAATGATTATTGAGAGATATAAAACTCTCAAAGCAAAAAGAGTTACTTGGGAAGATCATTGGCAAGATATTGCTGATTATTTCTTACCAAGAAAATCGAATATCACGATGAAACATACTAAAGGTGATAAAAGGCACGACCAGATTTATGATGGAACAGCCACTCACGCTTTAGAACTATTATCAGCGAGTTTAAATGGTATGCTAACCAATACGATTTCTCCGTGGTTTATATTAAAATTTAGAAATGATTTAACGAATGAAGATGATACCGCTAAAGAATGGCTGGAAAATTGTGCAAAAATTATGCAACAAGTCTTTGCTCGTTCAAATTTTCAACAGGAAATCTTTGAACTTTATCATGAGCTGTTGGCTTTCGGTACTTCCGCAATGTTTATTACCGATGATGTGAAGGATGATTTAAGATTTAAAACTATTCATATTTCAGAAATCTTTATTACAGAAAATGAAAAAGGATTAGTCGATAGCTTAACAAGAAGATTTAATATTCAAAATAAAAATATTCCATTATTATATCCAGAAGCTGAATTACCAAGAGCGATTATAGCGGATATAGATAAAGCTCCACACGATGACGCTGTAATTTTACACTCGATTTATCCTAACGAAATTAAGATGGGATATGACAATAGTAAAAATATGGATTGGGTCTCTTGTCATGTTCATGAAAAAACAGGTACTCTATTAAAGGAAAGTGGTTTTAAAGAATTTCCTTATGTAGTTCCAAGATATTTAAAAACTTCATCTAATGAAATTTATGGAAGAAGTCCAGCGATGAATGCTTTACCGGATACGAAGATGTTAAATACTATGTCTAAAGTATCGATTAAAGCAGCTCAAAAACAAATCGACCCACCTTTAATGGTTCCTGATGATGGATTTATTTTACCGATTAGAACAGTACCCGGTGGATTAAACTTCTATCGAAGTGGAACCAGGGAGAGAATTGAACCATTACAAATTGGATCTAATAATCCTGTGGGTATTCAAATGGAAGATCAAAGAAGAAAAGCAATTAGAGAAAACTTCTTTGTAGATCAATTAATGACTATCCAGGGTCAAAACATGACAGCAACAGAAGTCATGCAGCGTACTGAGGAAAAAATGAGATTACTGGGTCCGGTATTAGGCAGACTTCAATCTGAATTATTACAACCCCTTATTACAAGATCTTTTAATTTATTATTTAAAAATGGTAAATTTCCAGAGCCACCAGAAATGTTAGGCAACCAGGATATTGAAATTGAATATGTATCTCCATTAGCGAAAGCTCAAAAGACACAAGAGCTTTCATCGATTATGAGAGGGATTGAAATATTTGGTTCCATGCAAAACATTGCACCGGTATTTGATTACATAGACATAGATGGTTTAGTGAACCATGTTCAAGATGTTTTGGGATTACCCGCTAAAATTATGAGATCAAAAGGAGAAGTTCAGCAAATCCAACAACAAAAACAACAACAACAAATGGAGCAAATGCAACTTCAACAAGCTCAACAAGTCGCTGAGGCAGCGGGTAAAGTAGCTCCCGCTCTGAAAGTGGCTAATGAATAAAGATGATTTAAAGCAATTAGTTATTGCTTACAAACAAGTTTTTGAATCTGACCACGGCAAAAAAGTTTTGGAAGATTTGGAAAAAAGATGCAGCTATCATTCAACTACTCACATTAAGGGAGATAGTCATGAGAGTGCATTTTTAGAAGGCACAAGATCGGTGATCTTGTTTATTAAAAATATGCTTAACAAAAAAGGAGAATAATCATGTCAAGCGAAAATCAAGAGGTAGCAACACCTGTAGCTCAACCAGAGCAACAAAATTCGGTGTTGTCTGGAGACCCTAAAACAGAAACTCCACAAGTAGCAACAGATTGGAAAGCAAGCCTATCTGAAGCAATAAGATCTGATAAATCTTTAGAAAATATTAAAGATATAGAAGGTTTAGCAAAATCTTATGTTCATGCACAGAAAATGGTTGGAGCGGATAAAATTCCAGTTCCAAACAAATATGCAACGGATAAAGATTGGGATGCGGTTTATGAAAAACTAGGCAGACCCAAATCTGCGGATGGATATAAATTTGACTTACCACAGGATAAAAAGGTGGATGAGGCATCATTAAAAGAATTTTCAACCCAAGCTCATAAGCTAGGATTACTTCCTGGACAAGCTCAAGGGATGGTAAAATTCTATAATGAAATGACGGCTAAATCTTTGCAAGATGCTGATGGTAAAGCTCTTGCAGCTAGAGAAGCAAGTGAAAAAGCTCTCAAGCAAGAATTTGGTCAAGCTTACGATCAAAAAGTTACACAAGCAGCAACCTTAGCAAAATCGGTTGGTGCAACTGATATTTTAAATCGTAATTTAGAAGATGGAACCAAATTAGGAGACCATCCAGATATGATTAAAGTATTTGCACAATTAGCAAGTAAAATGGGGGAAGATAGCATTGTTCAAGCATCGGGACCCACATATCTAACGCCTTCTCAAATCGAGAAACAAATTGGAGAACTGACACAAACTGGTTCGGCTTATTGGGATAAAAACCATCCCAACCATCAGTTAGCGGTTCAAGAAGTTTTAGCTTTACGAGAAAAGAAAAATAACGTATAGCTGAAAATAGTTAGGATAATCGAAAGACCCTAGTTGACACTATGAAAGCATAGGATCCAGGAGATCTAAAATCGAGGAGCGACCCGTAAGGATAATCATCCGCTTAACAATAACATAAACTATAAACAGGAGGAACTTATAATGAGTTCACAAATAACTACTTCTTTTGTAGAGCAGTATAGCTCGAATATCGCTATGCTTTCTCAACAAATGGGAAGTAAACTAAGATCTTCTGTTGATGTGGAAAAAGTTACTGGGAAAAACGCTTTCTTCGATCAAGTCGGAGTTACGGCTGCTCAATTAAGAACGAGCAGACATGGCGATACACCTCAGATCGACACTCCACACAGTAGAAGAAGATTGAGCTTAGCTGACTATGAATGGGCTGATCTTGTTGACGATGTTGACAAGGTTAGAATGCTTGTAGATCCAACTAGCTCATACGCAAGAGCAGCGGCAGCAGCGATGAACAGAGCGATGGATGATGTAATTATTACAGCCATGAACGCATCTGCGAATACTGGTGTAGCTGGTGGTACGTCTACGGCTTTACCTTCAACGCAAAAAACAGCGACATCTGACCAGAGCGATGGTTTGACGATTGCTAAACTTTTGGCTGCGAAGAAAATCCTAGATAATAACGATGTTGACCCTTCATTGAAGAGATACATTGTTTGCGGACCAGTTCAAATACAAGATCTATTAGGAACAACTCAGGTTACGAGCAGCGATTATAATGTCGTTCGAGCTTTAGCAACTGGAGCTATTAATTCCTACTTAGGTTTTGAGTTCATAATGTCAACTAGACTGAACAAGGATGCAACTTATACCTCGGACAGATTAGTTTTTGCATATACTGAAGATGCTATTAAATTAGGTATCGGAAAAGATATATCAGCAAAAATCTCTGAAAGAGCTGACAAGTCTTACTCAACTCAAGTGTACTACTCAATGGCACTTGGAGCAGTAAGAATGGAAGAAGAAAAAGTTGTTCAAATTCCTTGTCATGAAGCATAATAGGAGGAAATCATAATGGGAACTAAAAACTCAGACTTAGTAGCAAATTTTGAAGCTACGCCTCCAGTTCTTACAGATAGTGCATTGTTACACGGAGTAGTTCGTGTAGCTCAAGGTACTATTGTTGTAGCAGCTGGTGATAGTGATGATGACGATATTGTTATGCTTGCACCGATACCAAGTAATGCGATTGTACCTCAAATATGGGTAGGATCAGATACATTTGGCGGTTCATGTACTTTCAATGTTGGGATTTATCAATCAAATGGAACAGTAGTCGATGAAGATTACTTTGCAAGTGCTGTAGCTGATGCTGCTGCAATGGCAGATGTAAGACACGAAGCTGCTGACATCAATACTGCTGGAAAAGCAATGTGGGAAATGGCTGGAGCGTCATCTGACCCTGGAGGTTTCTACTACATAGCGGCTACTATGGCTGCTGCGGGTGGAACTGAAGGCGATATGTCTTTCAACATTCACTACGTTTGTAACTAGCAAATAAAATTTATAGGCGGGAGCGGGAGACTTAACTCGCCTATAATGTAAATAAAATTTTAAAGGAAAAAAATGGCATCAGTTGTTCAAATTTGTAATTCGGCATTAAATCAATTAGGAGCAAGCTCTATAACTGCACTTACTGAAAACTCTAAAAACGCAAGAATATGTAATGAAAGATATGAAACAGTTAGAGATGCGGTTTATCGTTCACATCCTTGGAACTGCTTAGTTAAAAGAGTTCAATTAGCACAAGATAGCGATACTCCATCTTGGGGATTTGCTTATCAATATACTTTACCCTCTGATTGTTTAAGAATTTTAGGAATTAAAGATTATAACTCGGATTACAAAATTGAAGGTAGAAAATTATTAATAGGAGAAAGTTCTGTCTATTTAATTTATCTAGCCAGCGAAACAGACGTAAATCAATTAGATATTTTATTAAGAGAAACTATCTCTGCTGCTTTAGCTCAAGATATTGCTTACGCTATAACTTCTAATTTACAAGTTGCAAAACTTATGGCTGAAAAATACCAAGCTAAATTATCAGAAGCTAGACACGCAGACGCAAGCGAAGGATATAATACAGATCCTACTCTTGCACCAACAGACCAAATCATAACAGAAGATTTTATAACAAGTAGATACTAAATATGCCTAAACAACTTTTAAGCATACCTAGCTTTACGGCTGGGGAGCTTTCATCCTCTATGGAGGGTCGTACCGACTTCGCTAAATATTTTAACGGAGCATCAAATATTGAAAATTTTGTGGTACTACCTCATGG